GGCTATACAGGAATTCCTGATTTTGATGGCGGAGCCAAGAGATACAAAAACAGCGAATACGAAGAAGTTGAGCTTGGTCGCGGAGATCTCAGGGTTAAGTTCAAGTCCACGGAAATGTCTCAAAGTGGAATGCTTTTTATTCCGCCATTTTCAATGGACATCTTTGCTCGATACATGATTCGCGGAGACTTCTATCAGCCAAAGGTAAGACGTGAATCTACTGCGCGAGTTGGCTATCGGGGATATATTACCAGGCAGCGCCCATCAGGAGTGCGATACATAAATGGGCAGCTTTGGCCTTACGGAGGAAGCTGGAGCAATCGCTACTAGCTATGTCTTTAGTAGATGATGTATTTGGATCTATTCCAGCCCCGTTAATCGACCAATGGGGAATCGATGCTACTTACATCAAGGCATCTAAAAACCAGTCCTACGATCCAGCCACGGGAACCGTGCTAGGGGTGGCCGCTGAAATACCTGTTCGTATTGTTTTGCTAAATGTCAGATTTGAGGAGATTAAGGATTCTTATCAATTGTCGGATGTAAAGATATTGATTGCCGCCAGCTCTCTTGGAAGCTACTATCCACAAATTACCGATTCAATTCGCTTCCTGCAGGATGGAGTTCAGCGAACCGCTAAAATCCTTGGCAAGCCAGAGATCGGTATGAGCAGCTTCGCTTACAGAGGCGACAGTCCAATCATGCACATCCTTTACGCAAGACTTGGTTGATTATTGAACTTTACCTTTCCAAGAGCGAATCAAATGCCAAGAAGAGCTAAAAGAAGATCAACCAGCGCCGCCACTAACAGGCAGATTGCTCAGCGTGAGTTACAAGAATTCGCCCAGCAGTTAAGAAGGCCAATCGCCAGAGGCGTCCAAGAGGCAGCTATCGCTACTATGAATGGTCTCGTTAAAGTTGGCCCTGCTTGGAGCGGTGAATTTTCAGCTTCCTGGAGATTCGTTCCAGAAGGCGGCAATCCAGGAGGACCTGGGAGTGATGGCAAGATTTACAAATATACCAAAAACGATGTGAGAATTGATACTATAGAGAAATACATGAAAGGCGGGACAGGGCCAAGCACAAAGGTTTCGTCCAATGTAGCGAAGTTTCAGATTGTTAATACTGCTTTACATGCGAACTTGGCTATTGATAGCGAAGCCGGATACTTTCGGAGGGATTTGGCTGAGCAACGGGGATGGCCAGAGCCGCTTAAAGATCCAACACTTGGAGATGAGCGAAATAATCCTAGCTTTAGGTATGACATTGGCGGCGGCTTTTCTGGAAGCTTTAAAGATGCCCCAGCGTCAAGAACAGCCGAACCTGACTGGTATCACACTTATGTCGAAGGCGGAGGCCTACAAAGAGACCTAGGTGAGGGCATGTCTCTTGGGTTTAAGACATCGTTCTAATGAATTACCAATCAATTCGAGCAAAAATTGAAGCACCGCTATTGACGGCTTACAATTCTCAGGTGCCGTCAGTACCGGTTTATTTTGACAATATCATCGCTGTGCCTCCTGATGCCCCTAAGGAGTACGTCAGAATAAATGTAACTTTTGGTTTGACAACGGAGGCGACGCTTGAGAGTTCTCTTGATTACCCCAGGGGAGCTTTGATTATCAGATGTTTCACCCCGAAAGACAAAGGACCTGCCCGCTGCCAAGAAATGATTAGGCTTGCAAAACAAGTAATTGATACCCTTAATTTAGCCAATAAAACTTCTGACTCTACCTATATTCGCATAGGCCAGATTTCTGGCCCATCTTTTCAAATGCCAGACAATATCCCTCATTTTGTCGGCGTAATTAGTGCTGGTTGGCAGGCCAGCCCCAAATAAATTGCTACTCTATCTCTAGCTGGGCAGTGCCCACCAAGCCACTACCCCCTCCCCCGACCTCCAATGGCTACCGTTCTGTCTGGCATCTCCGGCGCTTTCTACTACAAGCCCGCCGGCACTGTTGCAACCTTTGGCGAATCTGATGTTACCGTAGCAACTGACACTATTAACGTCGGCACCAACTTCAACTTCAAGCCTGGCGATGTTGTTCAATTTCGTCTTCGCAACACACTGACTGGAGCGCTTGGCGTCGGGACTCTTCCCGCTGGCCTTGTTGCTGCTACTGACTACTATGTCGCGTCTTACAGCGCCTCCACTGGTGCGATGACGGTTGCGGCTAGCGCCACTTTAACTCCGCTGGTTGACATCACGGACGACGGCACACTTGCTGCTCCTAACAAGTTTGAAGTCCACTACGCGGCATTTGGCGCAGTTGCAGAGGTGCGCGACTGGAGCCTTGAGATTTCCAGGGCCGAAATCGATGTCACGACAATCGGCAAGACTCTTGGGCAGTTTGTACCCTTCCGCTCTTACATCCCCGGCTTTGGTGATGCCACTGGCACTGCCAACGTCTATATGACGGATGAGGACGCGGGTCTTGCTAACCGCATCGTTCAAGACGTGCTACTGCGTCGCCAAGTTGGTGCCTCAGTGAAGCTTTATATTGAACGTATTGAATCTGGCGGTTCTGTTAACGAAGCCAAGAGCCGTTCGATTGACATGGAGGTCACCCTCACATCAGCCTCGCTGACTGTGAATCCAGACGATGCCCAGACCGTAACTATCAACTTCCGTCCGTCTGATACGGTCAACTTCGACTTAGCCACCTCCTGATCTCGGTGATCGCTGCAATGCCCCGCTTCGGCGGGGTTTTTTGTTTTTCATAATGCCTGATGCAATTGTTCACGAAACTTTTTTTAGCTCCATCGACTGGGAGGAGGCAACCCGTTGATTTGCGACCTGTCCGTTAATGGAGTATGGTTAAAAAGATTCTCTTCTCTCTGATGGCTACCACTCCGGCCCCTACCCCGCCCTCCGGCTTTGGCCGGGCAATTGATGTTCTTGCCAAGGCTGCCAATTTCACCCCTATCAAGCAGGAGATTATTCTTGCTAATGGCACTGAGTTCATATTTTACGCCGCTCCGCTTACGGCGGCTGAAAGGGAGAAGGCTCAGAAAAATGAAACCGCTGGCGGCTTTGCAATGCAACTGCTTATCGCCAAGGCCCTTGATGAAAATGGCGAACGCATTTTCCAAGCTGGTGATATTCCCCGCATCAAGCACGATGTAGAAGATGAAGACGTGCAGAAAATGATTCTCTGCGTACTCAAGCCTCGCGGAGAGGAAAACGACAAGCAGCCTGATTCTAAAAGTAATCGAAGCGGAGCTGGAGAATAACGGCAGACTTTACTATCAGCTTTCGCTGGCCGAAGCTCTTCATTGTACCTTATTTGAATTAAAAAATAAGGTTACAGAAGAAGAACTTCAACTCTGGGCTGCCTACTTTGCTGTTAAAAATAAACGACAAGAAAAGCAGATGGAGAAGATCAAGCGTCAAGCACGCTCTCGCTAGCCGCCTTTCGGGGCGGCTTTTTCCTGCCCCTAGCTAGACTCAATTCACGAGGAGACTTTAGAGCGTGGCCAGCACCCAAGCAACTATTGATCTTGTTGTAAGGGGCTCTGGGGCTGTAAACAGGCTGATCCAAGATGTCAATCAGCTGCAAAGTGCTGTTGACAAAATTAACAGTAGAACGCTTGATGTTGCTACCAAAACGTTGAATAGCAACGTTAGGGAGATTGAGGCGAAGCTGAAGAATATAGGGACAGCCAGCGATCCAAGGCCAGAAATCGCTAAGCGGGCCACAGAATTAACCAAACAGCAAACCAGGGCAACACGAGAATACGAAGCTGCAGTCAATCGTCAATCAAGAGCACTTGAAGGGGCAGTTCGCGCAGAGCAAACATTAGCGGAAAGGCGCCAACGTCGCACAAGAACTGATAGCAATGCCGAAAGACAGGTCGTAGAAAGGCTAAATAAAAATATTGCTGCCTATAGGACCGCCGAGAATGAAGTCGGTCAGTTGCTCGGACGCTTTCGATCAATAGGTCGTCAGTTTGCCGAAATTCAGCGAGCATCTGCAGAGATCAGGGTGCCTACGCTCGGACAACTAATAAATGCTAACGAAGTTGCTGCTACACAGCGATCAATTCGTGCTTTAGCGCAGGAGTTCAATCGACTTGGGGATTCTGCTCAAATTGGCGCAGACGAAACTCGCGCAAGAACAGATCTATCAAATCAAAGAGTTCAATTTGACAGGCTTGCTGATCAGCTTGTCCAAACCAGAGTTAGAGCGCAAGCCCTAAGAGAAGAACTTGCTGCAATTGGTAGAAATGAAAGGTTGATTGGTCCGCTTTCGCCTAATATTGCCGCAGTTATTGGCGAGGGCTTTAATACCGATGTCATTCGGTCTTTGATGGAAGCTAAAAAAGCAGAACCGCAAAATGAACAAATCAGGGAGAGAAATCAAGCAAAGCAAAGGCGCAGGGCTGAGATTCGGACTCAGCTTAGGGATGATATTACTTTAATTAACCAGCTTGAGACCGAAGCGGTGCAAGCCGGCGATGCAGTCGTTAAGACACAAAAGAGTCTTGCTAATATAGTTGATTTTCGCTATCGAAATGATGTAACCGGGAACAAAACTTCACTCAATAAAATTCAAGCTCAAGCCGAATCGCTTGCGCTAGTCGCCAATAATTCAAATATTGCCAGCAACGATTTCAGGCAATATACTGTTGCCGCTGAAGTAGCATCAATTAAGCTTGCTAGAGCGCAGCAGAATACCTTCACTGCCCTCGCTGCTGGATTTTCTGGTGGTGGCGGAATTCAGGCTCCAAAAGGACTTCGGGCGCCGGAGATGATTGCCGGTGCAAGGAATCTTGTTGGTCAAGTGCTGACTGAAATGCCAACTGTCGCCACTGGCGCAAGTAGCGCAGCCCTTAGTGCCTATATCAATATGCTACGGAACCTTCAAGCCTTGGTTCCGATGCTAAGTGTCGAATTTAGGGCTCTTGAAGAAGGCATCGCTAGGACAAATGAAGAATTGAGGAACGCCCAGCTTGATATTGCTAATGCACCATCAACTCGTCTTGGTAGCCTTGAGGCTGTTACACAGCAAGAAAAATTCCGGCAAAGAGAAGAAAAAGTTGCACAGAAAAGAATTCAAGATGGCGGAAAGCTGCGTGAAAAACAAATTGACCTACAGGATCAGATAGATAGGTCAAAGTTTTCAGTTGCAGAGAAAGATCAGTTGCGGCTTAAACTTGAAGAAGCGTTTGTCAGGCTGGGTAACGATCAGCTTGAAAGCGCCACTGGCCTGACAAATGAAATCGGCAAGCAGATAAAAGCCAAAGAAGCTCTTCTCAGGGCCAAGCCTGTCCAGGTCTTCGGTATCGAAGGCCAGCAGTTTTCGCCGGTAACGGGCAAGTCAAAAACTGGTGAAATTTACCCTGGCTCCCCTGCGGCACAAGAGCAAATAGCGAAAGAACAGAATAAAGCCTTTGAAGAAAGATTAAAAAACGAACAGGCTGCCCTAAAAGATTTAATAAAATATACCGAGCAGGCTGAGCGCAACGCGCAAAAGCTTCAGGCCTCTTACGACAGGCTTGATTTAACGCAAGCGATTGATGAATATCTTGCAGGCTTGTCGAGTGTTGAAAAGGCCGCAGACAAAGTGCTAAAAAGCACTGCCACCGTTCCGGAAACTGGCGCAGATGCAGGAAAAGATTTTCTAAACAGGCTTGAGGATGCGGTTCAAAGACGAAAGATGCCAGACAAGCAATCTACTCAGCTTCTAGCACTTGAAAAGCTTCAAAAGAGACTTGTTGAAGTTGAGATTGATGGAGTTAATGTTGCTGAGAATAAGGCTAAGATTGAAAAGCTGATTTCAGACATTAAATCTGGGCAAATTCCAGCAACAAAACAGTCAGTTGATCTAATTCAAAAAGAATTGCAGGATGCTCGTCTTCGTCTTGGCATATCACAGAGTCAAGCTAAGATTGATGGAAAAATAGCCGATGTCTTGAAGGGGGCTGTTGGCGGACCAAGTAAAAAAATTAACGATTTGGCGGCTCAGCAGAAATATGCAGTTGAAATTAACGATGTATATCAAAAAACAGAAGATTTATTGACCAGGATTGGAAAAGCTGCTATTCCCGAATCTCAAAAACTTGCACTGTCTGCTAGCGTTGATCAAGCCCGAAATGAACTTTATGAGCAAAGGCTTGAATCAGCTCAATTTATAACAAAAGAAGTTGAGAAGCAGCTTAAACTTGAAACTGCGCTTCAGGCGACTGCTTCTAAAAAAGACTGGACGCGAAATTCCTGGCAGATTGCCCTTGCAAGAGGAGAAGAGATCAGGCAGGAAATGAAAGGGGAAGGAGCAGCAGAGAGCGGTAAAGCATTTAATCAGATAGTTGCGCAAGAAAGAGCACTAGCTGAACTGCAACTGAAATACAATATTGAAGAGGGAAAGGGCGTTAAATTCTTGGATGAAAAAGTTAGGCTCCGCAAACTACTGAACGACCTTGCTGGGGGTGAAGTTGATTTCACTCTTGACAATTCTAGGGCGATTGGCGAGAATATTAAGCTTTTCAGAGATCTTCTTAGAATAAGGACCTTAGAGGCAAAAGCCGCTGGAGAATATCAAGGCTCCGGTCAAGGTTCCGGTAGCAAAAAGCCTGCAACTGCTGAGCAGCTAGAAGCAAGAAGAGAGCGGCTGTTGAATTTGGCCAGGGGTGGCCTGAGTCAGCTTATTGATCTTGAGAATAAAGGCGTTGTCGTCTCCAATGAAAGACTACAAGTTGAGCAAGCTATTAACAATATTCAGGCAATTCGCAACAAAGCTAGCGAGCGGGAGCTTCAAACTTTAGCCAGTCAAGTCGTTGCCGCTAGGAATTATGCAGATGCAATGAGAACTCAGTTGAAGACTGGGGGAATTCCTGGCGTTGGACTTCAGGCTGCACTGCAGAGTCTGCAAGAGGCTCGCCAATCTCGCCAGCAATTCCTTGGGACCATGAACCCTGCTGAGGGAATTGACAAGATTGTTCGTGAATTCAATACAGGCAAGCCAGCAGCAGGCGAAGCTGCCGGAAATATCATCGAGACATTCGCATCGGGGTTGAAAAAGGGCGCTACAAGTTCTGCTGCCGCTGCCAAGGCCTTTGCTACTGCCGCAACTCAAGCAATTAACAAAGCATTCGGAATCAAGAGCCCTTCTCGTTTCATGATTGAGCTAGTAGAGAATCTCGTCAGCACATATATTTCCGAAATGCAGAAATCCTATCCAAGGATTCAGGCGGCAACAGAAAAAGCATTTGGCCAGCTAACTCCAGAGAGAACTGTCAAAAAACTTACCGCCACAAATAGGGGATTTAGCTTCATTGACACGCCTTCTGCCGGCTACAGGCCTTTGCCTATCCGATCATTTGATTCATCTGGCGCTGGCGGCGAAATGGATGAGATGTTCCGTCGCTTCAGAAGCCAAATTGCGGCGCTGACAACCCAACCAAGTATTTACAGAAACCTTCTGAATGCACTGCCCAGTTCTCGAATAACCACGGATTTGGTCGGCGCTGCAAATCGACGAGCGCGTGTATCCGAGGAGCTTCCCTCTTTCATGCCTACGCAAAGAATGCTTGGCCCTGGGGAGCTTGAAAAAGCAATTACAAATGCCTTTTCTAAATTTATTCGTGAGCTGAGAGTTCCCGCTTCCGAGAGAATTAGGGCGGAAAGATTTACTGGGCCAAAGCTATTGGCGCCTGCAGTGGAAATTATTACACCATCACAGCAAGAAAGAATTACTAGGGCTTACGAGCGTTCCGCGAAAAGAGGGCTTTCTGTTCTCGCTGAAGATGCTTTTAGAGGTGCTGGGCGCCCAGGTCTTCTTGCTAGTCGTCCAATTGCTGGCGCCCTCCCGCCTGCACTATTCGCTTCTGGCCTTTCCCCGGCTCAGGAACTCCGGCGCCTGAGGGCCTACCAGCGATCGGACGAAAGAGGTGCCGCCGTGATGAGCGAGAGACAGCTTACTCTGCCGTCTAGTCTTTTTGCTTCTGGGCTATCACCAGCACAAGAACTTCGCCGGATGAGAGCATATCAACGCTCAGAGGAGCGGGCTGCTTCTGTGATGGGCGAGAGCGCATCAAGGCAGCTTGCCCTGCCAGCTGGCCGTGTGGTTGATGCAGCTGTTTCGGCAGCCCAAGGGGGCCTTCGCAATGCAATCTCTGGCCTGTTCGATCGCATCTCTAATGCCATCAGTGGCGTGTTTGGTGGTGGCGGCGGCCCTCGCCCACCCGTTGGCGGAGGCCCTGGTAGCGGCCCCTATAGAGATCCTGACGACCTGGCCCGTCGAGCCGCTGAGGCCGCTCAACAAGGGCCACAGGCGCTCCTGGGCCTCAAGGAGTTGGCCAACCCAGCCAAGGTGTCTGCCAAGGAGCTGGAAGCGCTGAGCGCGATCCTGAAAGAATTCCGCTCTGTTCTTGATCCAACAATTGAAGGGTTTGATCGGCTTGACAATCAATTACGTGAGACTGCGGCCAATCTTGATCGGCAGCTTGAGCGTCGCGCTCCCGATGCTGACTTCCTGACTCGTCGATTTGACCCCAGGATCGGTCGTGGCATCAGCGAAGGCCTGATCGGTGGCGCATTCCCGCTCTTGTTCGGCCAGGGCCTTGGAGCGTCCGTTGGTGGCCTTGCTGGTGGCTTTGGCGGTGGCTTCCTTGGTGGCGGCCTGGGCTTCGGCCTATCGCTGATCGGTACGGCGCTGGGGGCTGCGTTTGATGCCCTGAATCAGGCAGCGCAAGAAACTGGCAAATCTCTTAATTATCCAATTGAAGGCTTTGAAAGCCTTAAAGCAGCAGGGCTGTTTGCAAGTCGTCAGCAAGAATATTATATTTCTAAGCTGATTGAAACTGGTCAGACAGCAAGGGCAACCGCTGAAATTCAAGCTGAGATGATCAAGAAAATTGGCGTCTCTGGCGTTAATGATTTAATGGAGCTAGGCGATGCCTCTCTTAGGTTGAGCAAGGCATGGGCTGAGTTTAACCTGCAACTTCAGGCAGCCCTTGCTGGGCCAATGGCCGGGCTACTGGAATGGGTTGCGAGCATAGTTGATATTAGCAATCAATCTTCTAGGTCGCAGCAGCTGGCGAAGGACGTATCAGCCGGTTTAACCGGCAATCAAAAAGAAGCGTTTGACCGTGAAATAAGAAATATAGATCTTTCGGAACAAATCGGAATCAAATTTGGCCCTTTGTTTGGTGGCCTGAGCAAAAAAGAGGCTGCTAGGCAGCGGACTGCATTGGCAGAATTTTACAAGCCTAGCGCAAATATGCCTAGGGCGCGGGAAGGGGCGCTTACTCCAGAGCAGCAGCTGGCCAATCTTGATAAGGCGATTGAAAAAGCTGACAAGGCCCGCTCACTTGTTCAGCAAGGAATAGCACTTGAGCGGAGCAATGTAGATCTTCGCCTAAGCATTGAAGATACCGTTTATAGTCTTCGTAAGCGTGCGACTGATATGGAGCGGGAGGCTATCGAATTCCGCCGCTCTGTCGAGGATCAAGTATTCAGCAAGCGCCAAGAGCTTGAGCAGAAACTTATTGAAAATGATAGGAAGCGCCAGCAGAACGCAATTGAAGCTTTTGATCTGCAGCTTCAAAAAGCGTCTATCGGCCTTGATCCAGTTGCTCAGGGCGTCGTTAATGCCGCAAGGGAGTATCTGAAAATCAGGGCCGAAGGCGAAGCTGATCTCCAGCAGGCTGAAAAGCAACTCAAGCTGGAGCTGCAGAGGATCGACCAAGAAGTTAACCGTTACAAACTTCAAGTTGAAGATCGCGTATCCCAAATGGCGATCCAGCGCGATGAGTTCTCACGTGATGTCTCTCGCGCTCGCCTGCAAATTGAAAGGCAGATTGGTGATTACGTCATACAGATTGAAGAGCACCGTTTAGCGATGGCCAAGCATCGCTACGAAGTGGAAATTGATCTAGAGAGGAAAAAGCAAATCGTAGCGCAAGAAGGACTAGCAGTTCAAGCAAAGGGCGGCTATACGGGAACTTCGGTTGACGGCTTTCCGATCGGAGACAGGCCTGGGGAGCGTCGTCATCCGATCACGGGCCAGATGCGGATGCACACCGGAGTCGATATTCCTGCGCCAATCGGCACTGCGCTTGGGTATGAAATTGGAGGAAAAGTCCTGAAGGTGGGAACTCTTGGCGGATACGGGAAGATTCTTGAAGTAGAGCTTGACAACGGCGTCAGGGCTTTCGCTGCACATTTGAATGAAGTGCTAGTCAAAGCCGGTGACAAATTTGGGTCGAATCAACTTCTTGCAAGAGTGGGTTCAACTGGACTGAGCACTGGCCCGCATGTTCACATAGAAGGCGCAAAGGGAGGCGATCCCTATGCTCCCCTGCCGTTCCTGCAGCTTGGTAAGGCCGTTTCTGGCAAGGCGGACCCCGACATTTACCTTCAGCCAGGCGTTGGATATTTCAGCAGAAAGACCGGAAGGATGGTCAGGGGGCTCACTGGCGGAGCTGGCCAGGCAGCCTCTGCTGGTGCATCCGTTCAGGCGGCCTCAGGCGCCGTGGGTGCCAAGCCGATCGCTCCACGGCCCCCGTCGATGCCTGCTTTGCCGAGCAGCCCGCAGCTTATCGGCATCAATGACTTGATGCAGCAATATCTCGGGATAATTGAAAAAATCAGGGCTGCAACTGCAGGCGCAACAGCGATTGATAGGCAAAGGCTCGCAGTCCAATCGGAAGCGGCTCGCTTTGCCCTTGAGCAACAGGTGTTGGCTCCAATTCTTCAATACAAAGAGCAAAACCGAGAACTTGAGTTTGAAATTCAGAAGCGTAAGGAGCGGAACCGCTTAGCTTTTGAGGGCATCGCCCCAGAGCTTATTGAAGGAGAGATACGTGTTCTTGAAATTGTAAGAGATAAGAATAGTGTTTTGGCTGGGCTTGAAACAACCACGAATCAAGCCGTAAGAGCCGAGCTAGAGAGGCTCAAGCTGAATCCGGAACTTGTTGACGGCACTTTCAGGCTGACAGAAGCCACGCTTGCTGGCCTTATTGCAACAACCGAGGATGTCGCAAAGCAAGAGGAGCTAAGGAAGAAGCTTCAGGATATTCTTGATCTGCGAAATAAATTAGCCGAGAAGGCAGAGGGCGAGGCCAGCGGAGCCGCTTCTGGTGCTCGTGGGGCCGCCGAAGCTTCAATCTTATCCCCCCGCGAAAAAGTTGAAAGCAGGATTGGCGAACTCAAAAAAGAGCTAGCCGACCTTGCCGATCCAGCTAATCGAGCTATCGCCGCTGCTGATGCCATTGGCAGAGCCTTTTCCGATTCCTTCAAGGGTGTCATCAGCGGAAGCATGTCAGCCCAAGAAGCGCTAGCCAGCTTCTTCCAGAGTACAGCCGATCACTTCTTGGATATGGCAGCTCAGATGATTGCCAAGATGATCACTATGGCAATCCTGAACAAAATACTGGGCGTGCTCCCTGGCTTCAGTGGTGGTGGTGTTTTTAAGGGTGGCTACTTCGATCCCATCACAGGCAAGGGCGCTGCGGGTCCCAACTTTGGCTTCGCTAACGGTGGCGTATTTGCCCAAAACGGCATTGCCGCTTTTGCCAAAGGCGACATGTTTGCAGATCCCATCACCCCATTTGCGATGGGCGGTGCCTTCGCCAACTCGATCGTCAAGTCCCCCACCCTGTTCAAATTCGCCGACGGCGGGGCCATGCGCACTGGCCTCATGGGTGAGGCCGGCCCAGAGGCCGTCATGCCCCTCACTAGAGGTCCAGGAGGCCGCCTAGGCGTTGATGCCTCTGGTGGTGGTGGCGACATTAACGTTACAGTGAATGTGGACGCGAAGGGCACTAGCGTGGAGGGAGACCAGCAGCAAGGTGCAGCACTGGGTCAGGCAATCTCAGCCGCAGTGCAGGCCGAAATAATTAAACAGAAGCGTCCTGGAGGCATTCTTGCATAATGAGCGCTTTCACTTACCATCAAGGCTACGAAGGATCTGTTAGATTCAACGCAACGGGTGGAGCCGCTGTCGTGCTTACTACTGTCAAGTCTTGGACAATGAACGTAAGGAAAGAAATTCTTGAAAGAACTCTAGTTGGAAGCACTTACCGTGAAGCATTTGGTGGGACTATCTCAGGTAGCGGCTCTGTTGACTTAATATATGACGGAAATAATAATGATTTTATTGAGGCGGTGAATAATCCTGATGATCAGGGCAATGCGTTATTTGAACTTTATCTAACTAGCAGCAAAAAAATAGTTTTTAACGGTTTGATTCAAGAAGCTACTTACGGCTCAAGCCCGGACGACGTGCAAGCGATAAGCTGCAACTATGTAACGAATGGCCTTATAACACTTGAACTGTAAAAATGGCAATCTTTCCTGACATTGCATCGGACTATGGATCGAGTAAGCAGTCAGTACCAAAGCTGCGTAAGGTGCAGGGCGACTCAAATAAAAGCGAGCAACTCGGCCGGGCCATAAGCCAGGCTGTGCAGGAGGAGCTAGCAAGGCAAAGGCTACCCGGCGGTCTGCTGTTGTAAGTATGGACGATCTTTGCTTGCCGGCCTATACCCCCGTCTACCCGGTAACCAAGACGGTCAGGCCACGACAGCGTGCCACCGCCATGCCGGAATGGGGCATCGAGCAACGATTCGTTCGAGGTCAGAACCAAACCTCGCCCGAGTGGAGGGTGAAATGGATATTGCGTCCCATTGAGGCCAACACGCTCGATTTTTTCTTTGCCGAACGGGCTAAGGCGGGGGAGTGGTTTCGGTGGACCCCGCCGACTGGTACAAGAGCGCGATTCCGCTGCGACAACTGGACTAAGCAGGTGGTTGCCTATGGCATCTGGGAGGTTGAGGCCACGATTCGAGAGGTGTTCAGCTACGACCTGCCGCGAATAGCTCCCAATGTCGGCGCCCTAAGCTTGACCGGCCTGCCTTCCACGTTTTTATACAACAGAGTTTTTAGGACAAATGCAGGCAGCATTATACTTACTATTGCTTTCGATGCTCTTGCATCTGATGGTAATTTCGATGGACTGGGTAGTATTGACTCTTTGGCCAGTGTAGGCCTATTTAAGACTAGGCCGATCTATGCCGATAAGGGGATGTTCCAGCTCACCGGAACGAACACCTCAGTGCTGTGGGGCCGTGTTATGCCTGCAACAGCAGGGAATCTTGCGCTCAGCCCGAAGCCGGTCACGCTACTGTATTTCAGCCTCGGCACTGACTATTTTGTGAGCATGTTTGATCAGGTTTACGGCTGGGACCGCGATTTCCAGGTAGACTGGTGGGGAGACTGATCGACCATGGCAGCCCCCAATCTCAAGCAACCAGTAACTATAACTGGCAAAACCGGTCTTTACTCCGCTACCACTACTTTAGCGAGTGCCTTAAGTAATGGCCCTACAAGCAATGAACTACTTAAAGTCAACGTAATTCGTGCTGCTAACCTTACTAGCGGCACTGCATCTGTAGACATAACAGTATTCCGTAGCTCCGTACACACCTATGTAATCAAAGCCGCAACCGTAGCCCCAAACACTTCTCTTATAGTACTAGATAAGAACGAGTACCTCTACTTAGAAGAGGGCGACGCCTTACACGCTAGAGCCAATGCAGTATCTACCATTGATCTGACCATCCACTACGAAAGGGTTTCCTAAAATGGCCGTAACCAAGCAAGTATATACCCTTGATCCTACCTGGACTGCATCAGGCTTAGCAAACCTATTTCGCTCTGCATTTATCGACGCAGGCCTGATGACCGAGTGGTACGGTGCATTTCTTAGCGGCAGCGTAGAAAACCGCATCCTAGAAGTAGTAAACGATTCAACCAAGACTTACGGCACGGTCTATTACTGGTTCATGTTCACCACCACAGAAATTGCTATACATACCGCACTGAACTGGAACAACACGACAAATGCTCCCAGTGGCACACAGTATCAAAACTTCTACTCCACTACAACAAACTCTACCACAAACCACCTTTCTTTTGTTAACACCTTAACAACTGCAACCAGTCTCACACTTACCCGTTACACAAGTGCTATTAACGCAAGTTGCACTTGGTTTGTGTTCCGTCAAAGCTCTACTATTTTTCGCTTTTTAATTCCTTTTGGCGCTTACACAGCAACTTCTTTTGTAAATCAAAATTTAACTGCATTTAACGGAGTTATTTCAACAACTGGAGCAAGTACGTTCTACTATGGCATTATGGCTTTTATGCACTACGCAGGGCATACCCGACGCACTTTTCTAGGGTCAAGTGCTCTTAATGGCACTACCAGTGTTACCGCTTTTCGTTTAATTCCTCAATTTCTAAGGTATGCTCCAATCGGAAATAATTCAGGCTCAGGCACCACTAACGTAGACCAGAATACTATTACTACATGGCTTCCCACTGCGTTCACAAACACGCATACAGGCCTAGCTGCAGACCACACTCCTGTTTTTACTTCCATACAATGCTCTCCCTACTTACCTGTTTTACCCGCAGACTTTGGTTTAACTGGTTATTATGCAAACATAGCTATTACTACTGGTGATACTTTGGTTGTGAGCGCCGGCACAGAAGAGTATGAGGTGATAGCCCACCAAGCGGCAAACAACTCCTCCGGCGGTGGCACATGCGTACTTCTCGCTAGAACAGTCGGCTAATGCCTACCTTCAATCAATCTCCCTTAGGCCAGGCAGCCATATCCACCGGCTTTACCACTACGCTTGTGACGGGCAGTTCGACAGTAAGCGCTGTTGTCACAGGCATTAGCTATCCAAGCATAGTTAATGCAACGAATAACACGCCTACGTGGTACGCTCCCTCAAGCGCTGTGCAGTCTGAAGGCCGGCGAGAAAGCAAGATGATTGGGCTGCCGCCCTTGATGTAATGGCAACCTTCCCCGCCATCCTGCCTGTAACACCGGCTCCTAAGCAGTCGGAACCTATACGCACCAAGATGCTGTACGGGGACGGCTACGAGGTCTCGCTGCGTTTCGGCTTAAACAACCTCCGCCCCGAATGGCGCCTCACCTGGGAAGTCAGGGAGTCAGACGCCACCCAGATCGACACCTTCTTACAGGCTCGCGCAGATGCCGGTGAAGCCTTTGACTGGCAACCACCTGACGCAACAGCAGCCCAGCGGTGGCGCTGTGAGGAGTGGACCGTCACTCAGCAGACCTACAACTGGTTCAACGTTACCGCCACCTTCAAGCGAGTTTTCGAGTTTTCTTAGACCTCGCCATGCCACCTCCCTTCCCTCTCATCCCTACTCCTTCCGATGGTGACCCCTTCTGTACCCAGGAGTTCTGCGACGAAGGCTTCTATCGTTCTCGCTTCTTCCGAGTAGATTCCACCACCAGCCTTTCGTCTACTTCGGGACTACATAATCTAAACGGCAATGAGTCAGTTATAGATGTCGATGGATTTATATACGCAGCTCATAGCTGGACTGATTTTACAGGCGGGATTCCATGCTTAGGCCCTGTAATTACTAAAATAAGCCAAAGCACATTAAGTCCAGCAATTACATGGAGCAGGCAGTATAAGTCGGCGGACGGCGACACATTAGGCCCGGGAGGTGTAGATCAAGGCTGTGTACGTTTAGTACTAGATGCTAGTAATAATTTATGGGCAGCTTACACTACTTATGTTCCAGATAATGCAGAGATCACCTCAAAAATAAAATACCATTTTTTACACATATCCAAAACCACAGGAAACATTTTATTTCACAAATCTTTTATTTTAAACATACTGCCTACAGAGTCACCTTCTGTCCATGTATGGCCTCAACCTTTTGTAGTTGCTGTAGACCCATTTGGGAACTGGTATATCGCTAGCAGCCATGAGCCTGTGCAAAGTCCTTGGGGAGCGCAACAGTCGTATTTTGTACCTGTACCCCCTTCCCAACCGTACACACAACATTCTGGAAATGTAAAGACACCTTGGATTGTTAAACTAAACAGTAATTTTACTATTCAATGGGGAGTGCGCTGGGCAGGAAGACAAATCACCACACAATTCCTTGTTACTTATACTATTCCTGGGAATACTATGCTTAAGGATATAAAGTATAAAAATAATCACATATACGCTGTTGTTACAGCTGAGAGCCGGTTTGGCTTTGTTCCTACATTAGTTAGAATAAACGCAACTACTGGGGTGCTAGACACATCGTGGCCTGCTGGGCCTCCCTTGGTTCCTAGCGATATCCCCGGACTAAACAATTTACCCCCTTACGCAGCTGATTATTCAGATGTTATAGCTGAAGCCAGTCAAGGCGCTTGTATAGCTATAGATTCGCAATTAAATGTTTATGTAGCTGGCTTTGATTCCACTACCGACACTCGCGGGTTAATAGTGACAAAATTTCTTTCAAATGGTATAAGACAATGGAGCAAGCATTACTCTATTGCTACACTTTCTAGTATGTCACCTGTTATACACATTACCGCAAGTGATCGCATATTCATAGGGCAAGCAGAATCGGTTAGTGTTGCCGTATTTAGAGGCACCAGTGTGCTTTGTGAAATAGCACCTACTGGCCAGCTTCTAACCGTCCGTAGGTATGAAAATTCTTTTGGCAATCCTTCCCGTAGCTACACCGATAACATACGCTATTTGCAGACCTACGCATACAGCCCTGGAACCCTCTTCTGCCGCTTCAGCTTGGCAGATCACGTAGATACTACACAAGATATAAGCGTCTTCAATGTAGGGGATCGTACTATGGTCCAGCTTGCCTTATCATCAATAACTCAAAGTGATTATTTTGTACGCATTGGAGACGGAGATGGTAGTCTGCGCAGCTTTCACCTTGACTATTGGTCAACCTTAAGATCTGACTTTTATACTTACTCTAACTCATTCACTGTAACTACACCTGATCGTGCTACGCGCCTTTACGACATCGGCCAAGATGGTGACCCCTAATGACGAACCCTTTATCTCCCGAGGAACTCTTAGCCGCTCAGTCAATCGGCACCTCCTCCGAGTGGACGTACCAGTCTTTTTCTGCCCCTCCTCTCACCTCCCCTTCCTTCCCCCTCATCCCTACTCCTTCCGATGGTGATCCCTTTTGCGCAGATGGCTACTGCGACTACGAAGACATCTACTACACCCGCTTCTTCCGGGTTCTCACCTTAGGGGGCAGCGGCAGTGTTGGTTTAAACCCCAACCGCGACCCTACGGAATCAGTTAGAGATATAGACGGCGCAGTTTATGCTACGCATAGGTGGACTGCAACTCAAGTTTATGGCGGCCCTCCTTATTGCGCGGGTCCTGTAGTTACAAAGATTAGTAACTCTAGGGTAAACGCTTCAATCTTGTGGACTAAACAATATAAGTGTGCAGATGGTCTGCTTTTGTTTTCGCCTGCTCATATTAAATTTGATATATACAATAACTTATGGCTAATATATAACACTTGTAGCGCTAACGGAACACAAACTACGGCAGGCACTAATGCCCTAGGCACTTATAACTACAATGTTCATTTTTTGCGTATATCAAAAACTACCGGAAACATATTATTTTCTAAGTCTTTTAAAGCTCTCATAATTGACAATGGATATTTTGCGAGAGACTTAGAACAAGTAGTGCAAGATCCTCAAGGAAATTGGTACATTGCATCTACGCACGCTATAGGAGACAATACTTGGGTAAATGGAATTAACGAAACAAAAACAGGATGGATTATAAAACTTAACTACAACTTAAATGTGCAATGGGGGGCACGCTGGACAGGTAATACGTATGAATGGGACTACTCACTTAGTGCTTCATATCGATACAAAGACGCAGCTACTGTATTTCACGGTATGCACTACTCTAACAATTGTATATACGTTTCAGGTAGAGTTGGACAAAGCCCGGGGGTTGCTCCAACTTTTTTAAAATTAAACGCAATTACAGGCGCTTTTATTCAATGGCCTTACACATCTTTTATAGCTGAGTCGGGGTTCCCTGCCTACAGCCAAAGAAATGTATCTTGTTTTCGTGGTTGTATAGGCTCTGACTCATCATTAAACGTATACGCAGCTTGTAGACTTACCACCGGCGGTTACAATACAACAATTAACATACTTAAGTTTAGTGCAGCAGGTAACCTTATTTGGCAAAAGTACTTTTCTTTAAGCGAGGACTTTGGCAGTGATTATTTAAATGAGATAGGCGAATTCCAGTTACTTATTACTACAGGCGATCGTATATTTGTAGCAGGTAATAGAGTAAATACTTTTGATTTTAGCGGGAGGACGTACGCTTACATACTAGAAATTACAACTGAAGGAACTATAGTATCTACCCGGAGATATAGAAACTCCGCCGCAATATACAGTGTATTAGTGCAACTTGCGACTTATTCTTACAGCCCAGAAACTCTTTTGCTAAAATTTGACAGCGGAGATCATGTAGACACCACTCAACAAGTAGAATTATTTTCTATTTCAAGCACCGACTACCCTAACGAATCTCGCACCATGCTAAGCCGTACAAACGTACCTTCAAATCCTCTAACTAGCGTAACTGAAACCAAAGCCCTACCCAGACTTAACACTTGGGGAAGCGTGCGAACCGAGTTTGCTAGCTATTCCGTATCTTTTACGGCCACTGCTCCTGAGCTAAACACTCGTCTTTTTGATATAGCACAAATAAGAGACTGATGCCAAACCCCGGCAAACCCCTGCTCCCCTCTGAACGCCTACTGATCTGCGCGGCTTGCCCCCACTACACCCCAACCACACACCGCTGCCGCTTATGCGGCTGCTACATGCAGCTCAAAGCGCGTGTACCATATATGAGATGCCCTGACGGTCGCTGGTAAACCGTGACAGTAACCATCGCAGTCCGCCAAGAGCTGGCCAAGCTGAGCCCCAGCTCAATTGTTGAGCTTTTTCAGGTAACCACCTGCACCCGTATCCACGGTGTCTGCGAAACCTACCGCTTCCATGCTGGGGTAAACGCCAAATCGATCAGCGGCCACGTTGTCTGGAATGGCAATACCTTCTACGCATGGCCTGTGGAGGCGGAGGGGTTTGACTACACAGGCAGCGGAGCGATGCCTCGCCCCACGGTCCGCATCGCCAACGTAGACGCCACCATCACTACAGTCCTGCTTGAGATCAGCGAGTTCGCCCTCAGCGCCGACCTTGCAGGTGCTCGTGTGGAACGCATCCGCACACTAGCCCGCTTCCTAGACGCTGAAAACTTTGAGGGCGACGTAAATCCTTTTGGCGCCAGTGACCCTTCTGCGATCATGCCTGTCGAGGTATATTTTATAGATCGTAAGTCGGCCGAGACTAATACTATTGTTGAGTTTGAACTGGTTTCTGCCTTAGACTTAGCCGGTGTACGAGCGCCAAAACGCCAAACCATAAACAACATCTGTCAATGGCGCTATCGCTCTGCAGAATGCTCCTACACTGGCACCGCTTATTTTAACGAAAATGACGTACCAACCAATGAAAGCAACGACGTGTGTGGTAAGCGGTTGACCAGTTGCGAAGCCCGCTTTGGTGTGAACAATCCTTTGCCCTTCGGCTCCTTCCCTGGTATTGGTCAGTATAGCTTCTAATGAAAAAAGCTGCCCGTAACAAAGCGCTTGCACATGCACTAGCAGAAATGCCTAAAGAGGCGTGTGGTCTTGTTGTAGTTGTAAAAGGGCGAGAGCGGTATATTCCCTGTAAGAACTTAGCGCCTAATGCTAGTGACATGTTTATTCTTGACCCGGAGGACTACGCGGCTGCGGAGAACTTGGGCGAGATTACGGCGGTGTTTCACAGTCACCCCAAAACAGCCGCTGCCCCCAGCGAGGCGGACCGCATTGCCTGTGAGTCGTCTGGCCTGCCCTGGGTCATCTGCAACCCGGTTGTCAACACCTGGGCAGAACTTGCTCCCTGCGGCTTCAAGGCCCCCCTTGTCGGCCGTGAATACACCTGGGGCGTAGCAGACTGCTGGAGTCTTGTGCGTGATTGGTATATTGAAAACAACATCTTGTTGCCTGACTGGCCACGTCCTGCAGATCCTAGGGAGTTTGAAAGAAATCCTATATTTGATGAGTGTTGGGCTGCTGCAGGTTTTAGTCTTATAGACGAAGAAGAAGAACTTAAAAGAGGAGACGCACTACTAATGCGAATTAACAGCAAAGGTTTAGACCACTGTGCAGTTTACATCGGCGATAGCATGATCCTTCACCACTTAGCTGGCCGCCTTAGTAGCCGTGACATCTACGGCGGCGGCGGCTGGTACGAAGTCATCACTGGCAAAAGACTTAGGCATTATAATTGGATGAAGCTCCAGGTCGGGCAAGCATGAAAACTATAAAAATCTACGGGCAACTCGCCAAAGAGGTAGGGCAGCGGGTATTTCGTGCAGAGGTGGAGAGCGTGGCAGAGGCCGTGCGCTTCCTGATCAGCAATTTCCCGCATCTCGAACACCTGATGGCGGACCAGTACTACCGAGTCAGTACGGGCAAGCACATCCTTTCCGAACACGAACTCCACCACCCAGTCGGCGAAACCGAAGTCATATCCATCACCCCTGTCATCGCGGGCGCTGGTGCAATCGGCCGAATCATTGTCGGCGTGCTCCTTATTGCCGTCAGCTTCTTCATTCCTGGCGTAGCCCTTTTCGGCGTTGCCCTCGCCCCCATCCTGCTAGGCATCGGCGCAAGTTTGGTCTTGGGTGGAATAGCTGAACTACTATCTCCAGTGCCGAGTACGCAACTAGGCGAAAAAGACCCTAAGGAAAGTTACAGCTTTTCAGGTATTCAAAATACTAGCCGAAGTGGATTGCCCATTCCTATAATATACGGACAAGTAATCGTTGGAAGTATAACTATTAGTGCAGGTGCCACTATTGAAGATAGCACTGGAGGACCCAGTGATCCTGACGCTATAATTGTAAACCCATGACATTTGCAATAGCTGGCGCATTTGGGTGTTTTTTAGGCCATACGCCCGTAAGAACGCCTAATGGAGTGCAGCGCATTGACACCTTGCAAGTCGGTGACTTTGTACTTAGTTTTGACGATCGCGGTGTCTTCCACGAAGCCAAAATTCTCCACTTACACGTACACGAAAACGAGCCAGTCACTCGCTTCAGCTTATGGGGAGGCACCTACTTAGACGCAACTCCTAACCACTGGGTACTCAACCAATTCAACGCCTTTGTCGAAATAGGAACCCTAGGCGAAAACGACTGCTTGATTGACGAGAACAATCACCTCCGCCCCATTGTGGAGCGCACCCCCTTAGGCCCTGGCACGGTCTACAACCTGACCGTAGAGGGGCACCACACCTTCGTTGCTGGCGGCATCCGAGTCCACAACGCTGGCTTGGGTCCTGGCTTTACCGCAGGCTCCGGCGGCGGTAAGGGACGTGGAGGGTATACACCTACTACTGCTGATGACTCTCTAAACTCCACCGCTTATGTCAAGATAATTGATCTAATCGGCGAAGGCATGATAGAGGGGTTTCCTTCTGCTCGGGCATACGAAAGAGGAACAGCTGCCTACAACACTGCTCTCCTCAAAGACATCTACTTCGACAAAACACCCATCTTAAGGAAGTCTGCAGACCCCACTAATCCATCTTCCAGTGATTATAATTTTAAAAACGCAACCATAGCCACCCGTCGTGGCACTCAAACACAAGACTTTATAAGTGGATTTAACAATGCCCAGAATGAAAAGACTGTAAATGTAGCAGTGCTTAATGGCGAACCTATTGTTCGTCAAATTGCAGACACTGATGTTGACAGAATCCAGGTAACCTTGACATTTCCCGCCCTACAAAGGGTTACAGATAAGGGAGATATTGTTGGCAGTGAAGTTAGCTATCAGATTCAAGTTGCTTATAATGGAGGAGGTTACAACGTAGTTGTAGATCAAACTTTGTCAGGGCGTACAGGCGATTCCTATCAACGCAGTCACTCCTTTGCGCTTACAGGCGCTTTCCCTGTAGATATACGTGTAGTAAGGGTAAGTCCAGACAGCTCAGACTCTAAAACTCAAAACTCTTTCAGTTGGGCAAGTTTCACAGAAATTACCGACGCAAAACTTAGATACCCAAACTCCGCTTTAGTTGCTCTCCAACTTAACGCCAAAGACTTCAGCCGAGTCCCCCTGCGCTCTTACCATGTAAGGGGGTTAAGAATAAAAATCCCTAGTAATGCAACGGTAAATATTGAAAATGGCAGCCTAACTTATACAGGCATCTGGGACGGCACATTCCAGGCGGCTACTTGGTGTTCGGACCCTGCCTGGTGCTTATATGACCTTCTCACAAACTGCCGTTACGGATTCAATATAGCTGTCCGTGACATGGACAAGTTTAGTTTTTATCAAGCGAGTGTTTATTGTAATCAATATGTAGACAATGGGCAGGGAGGAACGGAACCTCGATTTTCCTGCAACGTATCTATTCAAACAAGCGTAGAAGCATACAAACTAATTAACGACATGTGCAGCGTGTTCCGCGCCATGCCCTACTGGAGCGCCGGCTTCCTCCTCTTGTCACAAGATCGCCCCACCGACCCCTTATACGTTTTCAATCAAACTAACATTTCCGATGAGGGCTTTCAATACACAGGCAGTAGCCTAAAGACACGTCACACAGTAGCAGTCGTTGGCTACCTAGACATCGAAACTCAAGAACTAGCTTACGAGTCCATCGAAGACCCCGAAGCTATAGCTAAATTTGGCGTAATTACAGCAGACGTAACAGCGTTTGCCTGTACAAGCAGAAGCCAAGCTTATAGATTAGGCGAGTGGCTTCTTTACACTGAAAATTATGAAAATGAAACTCTTACATTTAAAACCTCTTTAGAAGCAGGCATAGCTGTAAGGCCAGGCATGTTAATTGCAGTAAGCGATCCTTTACGTTCTGGTGTACGGCGTGGTGGTCGAGTAACAGCTGCAGGCAATGACTATGTAGTAATAGATGAGCGAGCAGCTACCGATCTTCCTACCTCAGGCTCACCCACAATTATCGTAGCCTTAGAAGACGGCACAGTAACTACAAAAACAGTTACCGATGTAAGTGGAGCCAAGGTGACAGTGTTAGACACTTTCACCTCGGCCCCGCTTATAGGAGGTGCTTTTATATATAATAACAACACCATGCAATCCAGTACCTGGCGCGTATTGGGAGTACAGGAGCAGAACGGTACTGAATACATCATCACCGCCTTGTCTTACAATCCAAGCAAGTACGACTACATCGAAAGAGGCCGTTCCCTGGTGCGTAAAACTTACTTACCCCTAAACATAGAAACGCCAGCGTCGCCACAAAACGCAAGCACAACAGTTGCCGCTTACGAACAAGACGGCCAACTACAAAACAAAGTTCTACTCAATTGGCAAGCAGCTCCTGAAGCGACAGAATACGAAGTGCGCTATAGGTTGGTATCCTAATGGGCTACAACTGGGAGACTTTTAAAACAGGCGTACCATCAGCGGAGATACGCAACGCTGACGCAGGTACATACGAGATTGAAATTACTGCTATAAACGGCTTAGGCGTGCGTTCTGCGACCACAAAACTGCAGCGCTCCATCTCCATACAGGCTGTCGTTCCACCAAACGTCACAGGCGCTTCAATAACCCCCATAGATGACACCACCGGCCTCCTTAGCTGGAACCCGATCTCAGATGTCAGCGTCACCGTTGGCGGAAAGGTAATCATCCGCCACCAGCCTGTTCTAGGTGGGGCGCTGTGGGAATCCAGTACTCAGCTAGTTCCCAATGCTGCTGGCGCCCAAAGCGCAACCGTGGTGCCCCTCCTCCAAGGCACCTACTTACTCAAATTCAGTACCAGCGGCGGTATCCGGTCCTCAACCGTTTCTTCCACCTCCATCGAGCTTCCCAGCCCTCATCCACGGCTGCAGGTTGCCTCGGTCGCTGAAGACCTCACAGGCTTTGCCGGTACGCTCACCGGCCTGTACTACAGCTCTGAGCGAGGCGGCTTGAGTATTGATGGTGGCACCCTCTTCGACACACTGGCCTCCAACAACAACTTCGACGCCCTAGGCACCCTCGACGCCCAAGGCGGAGTCGCCACAACCGGCGAATACCTCTTCGCTACCCCCGTAGATCTGCTTGCTGTCTACGACGTCAACATCACCCGCCGACTTGCCGTCCTCCCCTTCAACGTCGCCGCTTTATTTGACGACAACCTGCCTGACCTGGACACCTGGGGCGACGTGGATGGCGCCGACGTAGCCGACACCAACGCCCTGCTCTATGTGCGCAGCACCCCAGACAACCCAAGTGGCAGCCCAACCTGGAGCGAATGGCGCATCTGCACCAACAACCTGCTAAGGGGGCGGGGGTTTCAGTTCAAGGTCGCCGCATTCAGCGAGCAAGCCAGCCAAAACCTCATCCTCACTCAGGTCGGTGCCTTGCTTGAACTCCAGCAGCGAGTGGAACACTCTGCTATACTAGGTAGTGATACGGGTGTAGATGGGGTGGCGGTTGGCGGTGATTTTGACGGCCTAGGTCCCCTGGATTCCGTCAGCACCTTTACAGTCAGCTTCGCTCATCCCTTCTACGACACCCCGGCGGTTAACATAACCCCCATGGACATGGACACAGGCGACCACTTCATGTTGTCGAACGTCACCACCACCAGTTTCCAGGTAGTCTTCTTCAATAGTGGGGGCACTTTTGTGAGCCGCCAGTTCACCCATACATCTGTCGGCCACGGCAGGAGAATCTAAAACCATGGCCCAGCACGACTACGTAATAGATAATGCCAGCGGAGCAGCCGTTAGAGCAGATCTAAATAACGCATTAGCTGCAATTGTAAGTAACAACAGTGGCGCAACCGCTCCCTCTCCCACTTACGCCTACCAGTGGTGGCCTGACACCACCACAGGCTTGCTCAAGATCCGCAACGCCGGCAACACAGACTTTGTTGTTGTAGGAACGCTTGCTTTGGCAAACCTCGGCCTAGTTGTAGCCCCCGCCGCTGCAGGCAGCGCCGATCAAGTCCTCAGCACGAACGGCTCCGGGGTCCAAACCTACGTGGATCGAGCACGACTGGTACGCAACACCGCAGTTCCCAGTACCACTGGCACCGAAATCGATTTCACCAGCATCCCCAGTTGGGTCAAGCGGGTCACGGTGCTGCTCAACAATGTCTCCCTCTCCGCCACCGCAGACCTGCTTATTCAACTGGGCACATCCAGCGCCTTTGAAATCACCGGCTACGCCAGCGCCTCCTCTTACGCCAGTGCAGCAGTGGACAGCAGTGCAGCCACCTCAACGGCAGGCTTTATCGTCCGAGTAGGTCTAAACGCCGCAGGTGTTGGCGGCTCGATGACCATCTCAAACATAAGTGGGAATATCTGGGTCGCATCGTTTGCCGGCGGCCGTACCGACGCCACCGCCTCTGCAATTATCGCCGGTGGTACGAAAGAACTGTCGGCTGTGCTTACCCGCTTACGCATAACCACTACCAGCACCGACACCTTCGACGGTGGCTCTGTAAACACTATCTACGAAGGCTAAGCACCATGGCCGTATTCACTAAGTTCAACCCCTTGGTTGAAGCCTTGGCTGAAGGTGTACACAACTGGCAAACCGACACTTTAGCTGTAGCGCTAACTGCGTCCGCCCCCACAAACAACAGCAGTCTGCTGTCTAGCATCTCCCAAATAAGTTACAGTAGCATTCAGGATGGTACTACTACTGGACGCAATCTTACAGGCATAACTTCTTCACAAACAAGCGGTGTATACACCTTGGACGCCGCCGACTTAGTACTTACAGCAACCGACACCGTTCCAGCATTTCGCTACATAGTCCTCTACAACGACACTGCTGCCAGCGACCCCCTTATCGGCTACTACGATTACGGTACAACTGTAAACCTACTTAACGGCGAAACCTTCACTATTGTTTGGGACCCCACGGGCATCCTGACGCTGACATAAGCGGGTGACCTTATGGCTGTGCGTAGTAAGACCAACACCAGCGCCGCTGCAATTCAGCATCAACCGGGCAAACCAAAGCTCACCCGTCAAGGCAATGGCACACACAGCAAGCCCAGTCATGGCCGCAAGAAGTTACGTGGCCAGGGCCAGGGCAAGGGCTAGAATGGCGTTATGGCAATCTCTCCCGGCCAATATAATTTCCCACTGCAACGCCGGGCAGATCACGGTTTTACTGTGCAATTCGATGACAGCACTGGCGCAGCCATCAATCTAACTGGCTGGACGGTTGCGGCTCAAGTATGGAATCAAGACCGCAGCACTAAGTTCGCAGATTTTGCTGTTACCTACACTGATCGCGTTGCTGGTACTATTGATGTTGCGTTGACAGATGAACAGACTGCTACGCTTCCCAATGAAGTCTTCTACGATGTGCTGCTTACCAATCCAAGCGGACTGAAAGAATACTATCTCGAAGGTATAATCTACGTGTCAGAGGGGTACACAGCATGACTACTGCTACTGGCAACACAGCAGTTGTAACTGTTGTCACTGCTGGCCCGCAAGGTCCCATAGGTCCCATAGGTCCTGCAGGCCCTGCAGGTCCTGCTGGCGGTGGTGGCGGTGGTGTTACTGCCTATGTTCACACCCAGTCAACGCCTGCCACTACTTGGACAATCAACCACAATCTGGGTTTTCGCCCAACTGTGGAGCTGCTTGATTCGGGCAGCCAAGAAATTGATGGCGAGATTTCACATCCAACCGTCAACCAAACCGTTGTTACACTTAGTCCAGCAACTGCTGGCCTAGCCCGCCTTCTCTGAGGACCCTTTCATGCCCCGCAAGTTTTTTACCGACCTTGACCTCCAGTCAGTCTCAAAGGTCATCAACGTCCCGACACCCAGCTCTGCCGGTGATGCAGTGCCGAAGTCTTATGTAGACTCGGCCATTGAAGGCCTGGCGTGGAAGGACTCGGTACGTGTCGCCACGCAAGCCAACTTAAACCTTTCCAGCCCTGGCGCCACGATTGATGGCATCACAATGGCCAACCAGGATCGAGTCTTGGTGCGGGCCCAGACAGCTGGCGCTGAAAACGGCATCTACGTTTGGAATGGCGCATCGAGCGTCATGACGCGCTCGCTGGACTGCTCAACCTTTGATGAACTAGAGCAAGCCGTCACTAGCGTTGAGGAAGGCACCAGCGCAGGCACTAGCTACCGCCAGACGGCGGTGAACGGCACCCTAGACACCACAGCAATCGCCTGGACCATCTTTGGCACCAGCGCACCAGCAGCAAGCGAAACAACATCAGGTATTGCTGAGCTGGCCACTCAAGCCGAAGTTGACGCCGGCACTGACGACCTGCGAATCGTCACACCGTTGAAACTGGCCAACTTATCTGGTCGATTCAGGAAGTCCGCTAGCAACATCGGCGACGGCAGCGCCACCACCTACACGGTGACGCATAACTTCAACACCCGCGACGTGACGGCGACTGTGTTCCCCAACAGCGGCACCTACGACGATGTGGAAGTCGATGTGCAGCGCACCTCTGTCAATGCCGTGACGCTGATATTTGCAACGGCACCCGCCAGTAACGCTTACCGCGTCGTTGTAATTGGCTGATGTCTCGGCAGTTCCTAACCGACATTGAACTTGGAGCACAACGTGAGTTGCGCTTTGAGGATTCTGATTCGTCGCATTACGTCGCCTTTAAGGCGCCTGCAACGATCACAACTAACCTAGTTTGGACGTTGCCGGCAACTGATGGCAGCAACGGCCAAAACCTTACCACTAATGGCTTGGGTGTGCTGTCATGGGCTACAGCAAGTGGTGGTACGACCTTCACCTATTCCAGTTCCGCTCCAGGGTCTCCAAGCCCCGGCGACGAATGGCTAGATAGCACATCAGGTATACTTTATAATTATGTCAATGACGGAAACAGTGCCGCCTGGGTCGAGTTAGGTCCATTTGGTGCTGAAAGCATTAGCCCCACTATTGCCGCAATGATCTTCTAATGGCTGCTCCCAATCTTAAAAATCCAACAACGATCACCGGTAAAACTGCCCGGTATGCTGTTACCACATTGCTGGCTAATGCACTAGCAAATAGCGCAGCAAGCGGCAGGGCATTGAAGATCAACAGCATCTTCTGCGCCAATGTGGATGGCACTAATGCTGCAGACATCAGCGTTTCCATCTATGACGGCACCACTGATCGCTATCTAGCCAAGACTCTTGCCGTGCCTGCTGATGCCACGCAAATCATCAGCAGCAAGGAAACATATTTCTACCTAGAAGAAGGCGACTCCATCCGCGCAGTGGCCAATGCCGCCAGCGACCTGGAGCTTGTCATCGGCTATGAGGACATCTCATGATTGGCTTTAATGGTGGGTTGATTGGGACGGATCGCACTACTTCCCTTGCGGCGGCTTCAGGAGTGTGGACGCTTGACGAGCAGATTAAGGCGCGTCGCAGTAATTTATGGCCCGTTGCTGGATTAGTTACGGCAAGTGGCGGCACTACTAATGATATTTCAGATGGTGGGATTAACTACAGAGTTCATACTTTTACAACTGCAACGTCTGTCAAGGCGTTTGATGTAACCATCGGCGGACTGGTTGAGTATTTCATTGTCGCGGGCGGCGGCGGCGGTGGCGGCACATTTGAAGGAGGAGGAGGAGGCGCTGGTGGTCTATTAACCTCAAGCGTAACTATAGCAGCCGGCACTTATTCAATCACTATTGGTTCAGGCGGGGTTGGCCGCAACGGAGCAACGGCGCAGACAAGCGGTGGCAACTCTGTTTTTTCTACATTCACGGCCACGGGAGGAGGAAGAGGAGCGTCTTCGCAACCGTCACTTGCCGCAGCTAGTGGCGGCTCAGGAGGTGGGGGAACAAACACTCAACAAACAGGGGCAGCAGGAACTAGCGGGCAAGGTTTTGCTGGCGGAAATGGAAGTGACGCTTTTCTTATCGGCGGCGGTGGCGGCGGTGCTGGTGGGGTAGGCACAAATGCAACATCGGGAGTGGCGCAACCAGCGGGAGGAGCAGGCGTTACCTCATCCTTTGATGGAACATCTAAGACTTACGCGGCAGGTGGAGCCGGGGCTGCAAGGGCAAGCAATATCACCGGGGCCGCTGGCGCGACAAACAGAGGCAGCGGCGGCGGCGGCGGTAGCTCTTCAGGCGGCGGCGGCGTTGGCGCCGCCGGCAGTGATGGCATCGTAATGATCCGCTACCCCATTGTGCCCGTAGGGAAGTTGCTTTCAGACTACCCAAATGCTTCTGTTGCTTATAGTCTTCGGCTCCTCGACTCCGTATATTCCGGGAACTTGGTCTTGGTACGTCGTGAGAGTGATAACGCAGAGCAAGGTTTTAATGAAGCACAAATTAGCGGATCTGGTGCTGGGTCTTTAGCGAATTTTTGCAGCGGAACCAATGGCTTCGTAAAGACTTGGTATGATCAAAGTGGCAATGCAAATAATGCCACTCAGTCTAATACGTCAATTCAGCCTCAAATTGTTACCAATGGCACCGTGAACGTCTTTAACGGAAGACCGTGCCTTACATATAACAATAATGGCAACACTAATTTAATTTTTTCACGATTGACTAATATTATTTCAGTTTTCCAGGTGTTAAATATCCATTCCAGTCAAACAGGTGCTGAAATTTTTCTTTTGGGCGATAGCGACGAATTTCATTATCACGGCAGCAGCTCTAGTTGGCTTGAACCAAGTGCCTCTTTAGCTGCGATTCGAAATGGTTCAAACCGCATTAACAACACAATTACTAACTTGACCACCACCGGCAAGGTATCAAGTCAGGTTTTGATCTCAATGATCCATACTGGATCGGCAACAGCTTCACAATTATCACAATACGGATTCTTCTTTCCTAGGAGCATGAGGGGGAATATTCAGGAAGTTATACTTTACAGCACTGACCAATCGTCCAATGTTGCCAGCATTAACGGAAACATCAACTCATATTACGCCATCTATTAACTAATAATGCTCTACTCCTTCCGCCAACAACGCCCCGCACCACTGCCTAACCGCATCCGGCTATCCAACGGCTTCACGCGCTACGCGTATCAACCTCCCACGGCTGAGGAGATTGCAGATGCTGGCTACGTCGGCCCATATACGGAACCTGCCTACGACCCTGCCACTGAGCAGCTCCTATGGGTGGATGGCGCCTATGTGATCGAGCCGCTTCCACCGCCGCCAGTAGTGCCGCGCTGGGTGGATTTCAGTGCCATCATCATGGCTCTTCCTGCCGCCAATGCCATGCTTGGTGCCGTGTTACAAGCTGCTCCAGGACTTTATGGCGGCATGGTGGTGGGCCTGCAACAGGCCAGCGAAGGTGACAGCCGTGTGTTCCTCAATTCATGGAACACTGCCTTTGCCATGGGACTGATCTCGGCTGAGCTGATCGTCGCCGTGCAGGAGATTGCTGCCGAGTACGACCTGCCAGCAACGTTCATTGAAGCATTGGCTCCGTAACCACTTATGGCACTTGATTTTCCGGCATCCCCGTCAGTCAACGACTTATACACCGACAGCGACAGGACGTGGCGCTGGAACGGAAAAGGATGGGCAATGCTTCCTGGCTCTCCCGTGGCCATTGGCACGACCGCCGCAGACATCCTTTCCGCCACAGCCGGTGTAATCACCGCTGATGATGCGGCTGCCGATAAGCTCGTCTTCTGGGATGACAGCGCAGACAAGCTGACATATCTTACGGTAGGAAGTAACCTAACCATTACTGACACTACTATTGCT